CGAGCTCGACGTCGACCCGGCCACGGTCGTCATGCAGAAGAAGCCGCGCGTCGCGGCCGAGGACCGGGACGATCAGATCATGGAAGAGCTGGCGCACGACCCCTGCCGGTCGCTCTCGTCGATCGCCACGGCGATCGACGCGAGCAAGTCCGTGGTGAAGCGGCGGCTTGAGCAGATGGAAGCAGACGGCCTGGTCTGCCGTGACGAGGACGGGTGCTGGCACGTAAGTCCGTGATACGGTTCGTACATGAAGACGTGCACCAAATGCAAGGAACCTAAGGACCGAGACGCGTTCCACCGGGACTCGTCCCGGTCCGACGGGCTTACGGCGCAATGCAAAACCTGTCGAGCAGCGAAGGCCGCCGAGCGACAGCGGACAGAAGAGACACGGTCCCTGGAAGCTGCACGTCACCGCGCTCGCCGAGCAACCAACGGGGACACGATCCGGGCTAAGGATCGGGCGTACCGAGCAGCCAACGGGGACACGATCCGGGCTAAGGATCGGGCGTATATGGCCGGGTACCGAGCAGCCAACGGGGACAAGTTGCGGCAGTACCACCGGGACCGGTATGCCACCGACTCGGGGCCGAAGCTGGAAGCGAAGGCACGTCGGAAGGCCGCAAAGGTTGGGTCCTCGATCGGCGGCCCAATTAGCTACAAGATACTTCGCACCAGGTTCCCGGACTGTTACCTCTGCGGTCAGACGTTGTCCGGCCGAGTCCAGTACGACCACGTAATCCCACTTCAACCGCGCCCTGGTGAGCCGCAAGGCGCGCATACAACAGACAACCTGCGCCCGACGCATGAACGTTGCAACCTGCGGAAAAGCAACGCCCGTCTTGCTGATCTTGACTGGTACTCAGGCCCTACGGACATAGGGGTTCCTGTACCCTGATCCTGTCTGCGCCACCGAAGGGCCCCGGGACTGTGTTGCACCGGGGCCCTTCTGCACACCCGGTGCTCGTGCTACCGTTGCAACATGGACACCGCAACGTACGCCCCGGCCGTGACCACACCGGCCGTCGACTTCGACACGCGCCTCACACTCGCCTCGGCGGGCATGGACGCGATCCTGGCTCACAACCACGGCGTCACCCTGGCAGACGCCCACGCGGCCGTCCTGGCGGCCCGTGAGGCGCCCGAGCTGCTTGACCCCGAGCCGCAGCCGTTCACGCCGCACCCGGTCCTCAAGGCCGCCGGTGACGTGATCCGGGCGCGGGGGTGGATCAAGAACTCGTACGGCGGACTGACCGGGCCTGTCTGCGCCATGGCCGCCATTCGCACCGTGCTGTACGGGGACAACTGGTCTGACCTGGCGACCAACGACGGTGAGGTCGGGCCGGTCGACGAGCTGCTCGACCGCATCGCGGCAGAGGTCGGCCATCGCGACTGGTCCGTGCCGATGTGGAATGACGCCCAGTCCCACGAACTCGCCGTACTGAAGCTTCTCTACTAAGGGGTTGCACCCTAGGGCTTCATGCCCTAGGGTGTTCCTTGTAAGCAACCGCGAGGAAGGAACCACCGTGAGCGAGTTCGTCAGCAAGTACGACGGGAAGACCTGGCCCACCAACGTTGACCACACCGCGAGAGTAGAGGTGACCGCGACCGTTGATTCTACGGCGGTCGTGGACGGCAGAGCGAAGATCCTGGGCAACGCGAGTATCCGAGGTGGATCCTGGGTCCGCAAAGCTGCCGTGGTCTCGGACTGGGCCTGGACCCAGGGCCGCGCCAAGGTGGCCGGTAACGCGCACGTCTACGGCATGGCCCGGCTGTCCGGCAATGCGTACGTATACGGCAAGGCGCAGGTTTTCGACCACGCGGCCATCACGGATCATGCCGTCGTCCGGGGCGACGCCCGGGTGTACGGCACCTCTCGCCTGTACGGCGACACGACCGTCGAGGACGACGCCAAGGTCTACGGTGACGCAGTACTCTGCGGCGGTCGCATCGGCCAGGACGGCGACGTCTTCCGGGCCGATCACGTCATCGTCATCGGCGGACTGTTCGCGGACGACGTCACCATCTACCGCGCGACCGGCGGCGGCCACCGGGTGCAGGCCGGGTGCCAGAACTTCCAGCTGACGGACGACCTGTCGGGCCTCGCATCTCGCCACGCCTGGGGCCTGCCGCTTGGCTGGGAAGCGATCCGTGACGGCCTGCTGCTCACGGTCGAACGCTGGCGGAATGACACCACCACCGGCTGATACGCTGAATGCGTCCGCCTCTAGGTTCCGGTGGTCCGACGGGTGGTTGCGCGGCTAGGCCCCGGTTGCTTCGGCAACCGGGGCCTAGCTGTATCCCGGCTCGATATCCTGGACAGACCACCGAACGAGGGAAGGACAACCCGTGTCGAACATCGCTGAGGACGCGCTGGCGGCCGACAGGCTGCGCGCCGCGATCCGCCTGCGGGTGCGCGGCGCGCACTGGAACGAGATTGCCGACGCGTGCGGCTACCCGAACTCGAAGGCAGCACTGGTCGCTGTGGGCAAGGCCATGGCCGACGCCACCCTTCGGGCCGAAGAGACGGCCGACCAGATGCGGGACACCGCGAACCTGCGGCTGGAATACCTGCTGGGCCAGACGCTCGACATGCTCGCCGAGGACGCGCCCGAGACGTACGACGCCGACGGTAACCCGCTGGCGGCCGACGACCGGGCGGTCAAGCTGCGCGCCGTCGACGAGGCGCGCCGGATCGTCGAGTCGATCTCGAAGCTGAACGGCGTGACGTCCCCGCCGAAGTCCGATGACACCGCTGAGCCGATGCGTATCGAGATCATCGGCCTGGACCCGAAGTCCATCGTCTGATGACGCGGTACGAGTTCCGGGGCGGCGCCGTCGAGATGCTCACGGCGCGCGACGCGTTCGTGCTGACGTCGGGCCCGGCCGGTACCGGCAAGTCATGGGCCATGCTGGTCAAGGCGCATCTGACCGCGTTGCAGGTGCCCGGGTCCCGGCAGCTCATCGTCCGGCAGACGCACGCGTCCCTCACCGCGTCGACCCTGGTCACGTTCGAGAAGCACGTCGCCGCGCAGGAACTCGCCTCGGCCGAGGTCAAGTGGTTCGGCGGGTCCGGCCGCAAGCCCCCGGCCTACGAGTACAAGAACGGCAGCGCCATCCTGGTCGGCGGCATGGACCAGCCCGGCAAGGTGCTCTCGACCGAGTACGACCGGATCTACGTGGACGAGGCGAACCAGCTGTCCGTGACCGCGATCGAGACGCTCATGACGCGTCTGCGCGGCCACTCGACCACGTACAAGCAGCTGCTCTGCGCATGCAACCCCGACCACCCCGACCACCACCTGAAGAAGAGTGCCGACGGCGGCGCGGCACGGATCATCTACAGCAACCACCTGGACAACCCGGGCATGGCCGATGCGGCCGGGAACTGGACCGAGGCGGGACTCGACTACCTGTCCAAGCTGGACAAGCTGACCGGCGTCCGGCGGGCCCGGTACCTGGACGGCCGGTGGGTTGCTGCCGAGGGCCTCGTCTTTGACGACTGGCGGGACGCAGACAACGTCATCGACCACTTCGACATCCCGAAGTCCTGGCCGCTCTTCCTGACGGTCGACTTCGGCTTCAGCAACCCGTTCGTCTGTCAGTGGTGGCGGGTGGATCCGGACGGCAGGATGTACCTGACCCGCGAGATCCACCAGACGCAGACCCTGGTGGAAGATCACGCGCGCCGGATCAAAGCCATCATCGAAGAGCACGCCGAGACAGAGCCTGTCCCCTTCGCTGTGGTCTGTGACCATGACGCCGAGGACCGGGCCACGCTGACCCGGCACCTGCGGCTGCCAACGGTGGCAGCCAAGAAGGGTGTGAGCCGGGGCGTGCAGCTGACGCAGGCACGTCTGAGAAAGGCTGGGGACGGCCGTCCACGGCTCTACGTGATCCGGGACAGCCTGATGGGCCGGGACCTGGTGGCAGACGCGCAGGCGCGCCCTCGCGGCTTTCTCGGGGAAGTCAACGGCTACGTCTGGGAAACGGTGCGGGGCACTGACGGGATTCCGAAGGAAGTCCCGGTCAAGAAGCATGACCACAGCATGGACGCCGGGCGGTACGCCGTGGCGCACATGGACTGGAACGAGGCGGCCAAGCTGGGCAACCCGGCAGCAGCCCGGCCGTCCGCTGCACCCACCAACGCATCCTGGTCCCGGCCGGTGGGGCGCTAGCGCTGAAAGCGGTCAAGGTAGGCCGCAGCGTCACGAAGGCGCTGCGGCTCATCCCGCATAAGGCCGATCGCATGGTTGCATGCCGCGCAGAGCAGTTCCCGGACGCAGTTGCCGCAGGTTTTTTGGCCAGGGCAGCAGTTGTGATCATGGTCAACCGCGAGGGCCTTGCCGTTGGAATTAGTTCCACCACAGACAGCACAGCCACCGCCCTGCGCAACCAACATGGCGTTGTACTGATCCAGACTGATGCCGTATTTAAACTTGAGCTGCCCGTTTCGTTGACACTGCACGCACCGATTTTCCAGCCCGTCAACATGGTTCTTGCTCTTCGTAAACCGGCTCTCGTCCATCCAGTCGTCGCAGCCAACGCACAGCTTTCGACCCTGGTCGTCGCGGGCGGCTGACGTACGCCGAGGCCTAAGCACGGTCAGCGGCTTACCCCTCTTCAGCTGCTCATGATGGCCCTGGCAATGGGTCCGTGACTTGAGCCGCTTCATGCAGCCGTTGAATGCGCAACGGGCTGGGGTGGTCACCGTGTCAGTCATGTTGGTTTGTTCCTTCCTCGCGGTTGCTAGGTACAAGCTACCGTCTTGCAGGAATCGGATCAAGCCTCGGCGGCAGGTAGGCTGGGCGTTGCACGACCACCACCGGAACGAAGGGACGGCCACATGGCCAGCAAGACTTTCGCGATCAATACCGAGCCGCACACCGCCGAGATCGGCGAAACCAGGCTGTTCTTCCAGCCCGAGGTCATCGGGGCCGAGTTCGCCGAGGCGTACGAAGCGCTGCGCGACGTGCAGCGGGACATCCAGAAGGCGACCGGCGGAACGAAGGCCTCGGGCACGAAGCACGCCAAGGAAGCGAGCGACGTCACCCCGGCGCAGCTGGTCGAGCTGTCCTCAGCGCTGCGCAACTTCATCACCGAGTTCCTGACGCCCGAGTCGCGGCCGGTGTTCGAGTCGCTGCGCCTGCCGGACCGGGTCCTGTTCCAGCTGATGGAATGGGTCGCCGAGCTGTACGGCGGTGGCTCGGGAAACCAGGGCGCCGATGGTGGACAGTCTTCCGACTGATCGTCACCATCGGCGAGGCGTGGGACGAGTGGCTGGGGCAGATGACGCTGGCGGGCAACGACCCGCGCCAGTGGGACCTTAACCAGCTGCTCGCGGCGTTCGAGGTGCACCTGCGGCAGAACTCGAAGGATGACGCAGCGTGGCGCCGGACTCACGCGGTCCTGACGGCCGAGCCGAAGGAAGTCCGCGACGAGCGGCGCCGGGCCGCGACTGCCGGTCGCAAGGCGCCGCAGCAGCGGCAGGGCATGTCGGTGGATGACGCCGAGTCGCTGCTCGCCCGGTTCGCCGCGAGCGAGGCACAGTTCACCAGGTAGCACGAAGGGCCCGGCCACCGGCCGGGCCCTTCGTGTTGCTCAGCACTCAGTGGGGGCGACGATCCACCCGGGACGGCCGAGAGACCGGTATCCCGCCACATGGGCCAAGGTTTCGATCATGTGAGACCAGTCGTCGATGCTGTGCTGGTCCAGGTCAGCGGCCCTGCGGAACGTCCCGAGCTCAACCTCACAGCTCTCGCCGTCAGGGACGACGCAGAGAAAGAGCTCGTGCTGGTCGTACGCCCCGGCCGTGGTGTGGCCGAGGCCGGACCCGCTGAAGCCGAGGGCCTTGACCCATCCGTCCAGCATGTCCTGCTCGCGGGACTGGTTGTTCGTCTGGTACTGCTCGCGCGGAACGTGGGCCCCGTAGAAGAAGCGCGTGCTGTGCTGCGTGCCCATCAGTCACAGTCCTCGTCGTCGATCTTGACCTTCGGGGCCTTGGGCTTCGACGTACTGCCCTGCTCGACGGTGCTCGGCTTGGCAGGCGCCACGACACTGGGCTTCGTCGGGGACTTGCCGGGCGACGGCGCGGGCCGGGGCACCGGGGTAACCCGGGACGTCCCGGTGGAAGGCTTGCTGCCGCTGCTTCCGCCCGTGCCCCGGCCCAGAATGAGACTGGCCGACATGGACTCGTCCTCGCGGCAGTCCTCGTCGCCCTCGGTGCCCGCGCACCCGGTCAGCAGGACGGCGGCCAGCGTGGCAGCCGTCAGCGTGGCGCCGATCGCGTGATTGCGGATCTTGCTCATGGGTTCCCCTCGTAGTTGCTGTGTTCCGGTAGCAACCATTATGAATGGTAGGTACGGCCAACGTCAACCCCGGCCGGATAGACTCGTCGTGACTGCTGCGCGTTAGGCCGGGTCGACGGATCCCGGGGCGGCCGGATCCCCACCACCGGAAGGGACGATCCTGTGGCCGACGAGAACCTCGGTACAGCCAGCGTCACCATCATCATTGACGACACGGCCACCGATGCGAGTCTCGCGCGGCTGTCCGACAAGATCGAGCAGTCGCTCGACGAGGGCGCCCGCGACGGTGCCCGCCGTATGCAGCGTCAGCTCAACCTGGCCATCCGCAAGATCAGCCCTCTGCGGGTCGAGATCGCGGCGGATACCCGCCGGTTCCGCGCCGCACTTAACAACCTGAACAACCTGGGCAGCAGTGAGATCACCGTGGTCCCCGGCGTGGACCCCGAACGGTTCCGGCGCGAGTTGCAGCGCCGTGTCCGTGGCATCTACGTCCGCATCCCCGTGCAGCCGGACTTCGACGGATTCGACGCTGCCGTACGGGCTCACCGCGCGCCGGACATCGACGTACGGGTGCGGCCCAACGTGGACAGCCGCGCCCTTCAGAAGGGCCTGAAGGGCATCGGCAGCGCCCTCGGGAAGCTGGGCGGTATCGCGGGCGCCACGCTGGCGATCGGCGGCCTGGGCATCGCGGCGGCCAGCACGGCCGCGTCCATCGGCGGGCTGCTCGCGGCGCTCGCCCCGATCGGCGGCATCCTCGCAGCAGCGCCCGCTGTCATCCTCGGTGCCGTCGCCGCCTTCGGCACACTGAAGATCGCCCTGTCCGGGGTGGGCGACGCCTTCGGTGCGGCCCTCGGGGATGACGCCGAGAAGTTCGAGAAGTCCCTCGAAGGCCTGTCCCCGGCAGCGCAGTCGGTGGCCCGCGAAGTGCGCGCGCTCAAGCCCGCCTTCGACAACCTGAAGTCCACGGTCCAGGACCGGTTCTTCGTCAAGATCCAGGGCGACATCACCCGCACTGCGAAGGCGCTTCAGGGCCCGCTCAAATCCGGCATCGGGCAGATCGCGGACAGCTGGGGTGGCGCCGCCCTCGGCGTCCTCGGGTACGTCCAGGGTGCCAAGGGTGTGTCCAACATCCGTTCCATCCTCACCGCGTCGAACCAGGCAGTGCAGGGCCTCTCGGACGGCACGAACAAGCTGACGGCGGGCTTCCTTCAGGCTGGCGCCGCGATCTCTGTGGCGTTCGGCAAGGAACTCGAAGGCGGAATCTCGGACACCCTTCAGGACTTCGGCACGTTCCTTCAGGAATCGGCCGGTGACGGGCGGCTGGTCGCGTGGGTGAACGGCGCGCTGGACGCCTTGGCTCAGCTCGGTGACCTTCTCGGCAACATCGGTGGGATCATCTCGGGCCTGTTCTCGGCGGCCGACCAGGGTGGCGCAGGGTTCCTCGCCAACCTTCAGCGGATCACGCAGACGTTCGAGACGTTCGTCAAATCGGCGCAGGGTCAAGAGGCCATTGCCAACATCTTCCGGACCATCGCCACGGTGGCCGCCCAGCTCGGGCCGATCTTCGTGGCCATCGTTCAGACCCTCGGCGGCATCCTGCCCGCGCTGACCCCGCTGCTCACTGCCATCGGTCCGGCGATCACCGCCGTTATCAACGCGCTCGGCCCGGCCATCTCGGCGCTGCTGCCGGGCGTCACGGCCGTCGTCAACGGGATCATCGCCGCGCTCGGTGCGATCACCTCGTCCGGCGCGCTGAACCAGCTGGGCGCGGCCTTCGGCGCCGTCCTGACCGCCGTGGCGCCGCTGCTGCCCGTCATCGGCCAGCTGGTGGCGTCCGTCGTCAGCGCATTGGCCCCCGCCATCGGGGCACTGGCGAACGCACTGGCCCCGGTCATCTCGGCGATCGCCGGTGCGCTGACCCCGATCCTGCCGCCGCTGGTGGCTGCGTTCCAGGCCGTGGTCACCGCGATCACGCCGCTGCTCACGATCCTCGGGTCCACCCTGGGCAACATCATCACGGCGCTCTCGCCGCTGCTGCTCACCCTGGCCACGACCATCGGCACGATCGTCGCAGCCGTCGCGCCGCTGATCACGCAGCTGGTGAACGGGCTGGCCCCGATCTTCGAGGCCATCGCACCGATCATCACCAGGCTCGTCGAGGCCATCACGCCGCTGATCATCCAGCTGGTCAACGCGCTGCTGCCGGTCCTGCCGCCGATCATCGACGCGTTCCTGGCGATCATCGACGCCGTGGTCCCGCTGGTCGAGCCGATCGTTGCCCTGGTCGAAGCGCTGGCGCCGCTCGTCGCACTGATCATCAGCGCGCTGGCGCCCATCATCCAGTTCGCTGCCGAAGTCGTGAAGTGGCTGTCGCTGAACGTCGTCGTTCCGATCATCGAAGCGATCGTCTCGGTCCTGACCGACATCATCGAAGTAGTCACGAAGGTCATTACCGCGATCGTCACCTTCGTCACGGACGTCAAAAAGTTCTTCAAGGACCTCAGCGACAACGTGGTGAAGATCGTCGCCGCGCTGATCGTCAAGGTCCGGGACTTCTTCAAGAACATGGACGACCAGGTCATCCAGACCATCGCCATGTTCGTGATCGCGATCCGCGACAAGTTCAACGAGGTGAAGGACGCCGTCACCAGGAAGGTGGCCGAGCTCGTCGCGGACGCGGTGCGCTTCTTCAGCGAGCTGCCCGGCAAGGTCCGGTCCGCCCTGTCCAACTTCGCCAGCACGATTGCCTCGGTGGCCGCCGAGGCGGCGCGCGCCTTCGGTGAGCGGATCGGCAAGCTGATCGCCGACGCGGTGCAGCGGATCCGTGAGCTGCCGGGCAAGGCCCGGTCCGCCCTCGGGAACCTGGGCAGCTACCTGTACAGCGCGGGTCAGGACCTGATCCGGGGCATGATCAATGGTGTCAAGGCCATGGCCGGGAACATCGCAGGCGCCGCCCGCGATGTGGTAAAGGGCGCCGTCGACTCGGCAAAGAGTTTCCTCGGCATCGCCTCGCCGTCGAAGGTGTTCAAGCAGATCGGCATCTTCGTCGGACAGGGCCTGGTCCGTGGCCTCACCGCGAGCGAGAACTCGGTGAAGGACACGGCGGACAAGCTGGTGTCCCTGATCGTCGATGCGTTCAAGGGCAAGGCCGGGGCAAAGACCCGCCTTGACGACAACCTGATCCGCGCGGTCCGTGCCACGCAGTCCGAGCTGAACAAGCTGGTGAACGAACGTGAGCGGCTGGCCGAGAGGATCGCCGAGGCCAACAAGTTCGCCGCCGACACGGCGGCCTCGGCCGCTGCCGAGTTCAACCTGAACGACCTGTTCAGCAAGGTCCGGGAAGCCAACCAGAAGCTGCGCGAGGAATCGAACAAGAACAAGCTGAACGGCATCGGCGGATTCATCGGCGTTACGGCAACCGGCGAGATCGAC